TTGCTGTTCTATTGTATCGTGAAGCCATAATTTGTTCTCTCTTTATTTAATCCAGGACCAGCGCTCTTCTTTGAGGTTTTGTGCCCCAACTGCCGCATCGATGCCCGCTTGTCTAACATCGGCTCCTGAGTAGCCCTCGTTAGCGGTTAGGGCTGCAGCATAGTAACCAGCTTTCTCTGGGTTGCTGATTCCTCTGACATACCACCTTCTTTGACCGGGATCTCTCGTGGTTTCATCGAGGCGCCTTTCTAAGCGCCTGCCTTTTGCATTTAGCGTACCATCAGCTTTCAAAAGCTCTGCTCTGGCTATATCTTGCGCAGCTTGCATACTTCGGAAGTCGGCGTCGGCTTGTCGTTGTTCCCTGATTCCTTGAGTATATGCCACTGCTTCTTGATTTTGAGCAGCTAAAAGTTGTACTTTCGTTCTCGGGGCACCAATACCATTTTCGGCGGCGGCGTTATATGGAAACTTAACATGACTGAATGCGACATTTCCATCGGAATCTTGAGTCCACCCTAAGTGATTTTCATGAATAACCTTAAAATCAAGTGCCACTTCAATCATTTTGGGCACTATTGTGCCGTGATACGTGTGAAAAACACCGTAGTCAGGATTATCAAGATTCTGGTTTATGCTTACGTTGGTGATGGCTCCAAGCAGACCTTTAGTTCCTTCGCTGCTCCAGCCGCTTGTAAGATTGTTGAAGTCTCCATTCATGGTCGACTTATTATCAGTTATCATATTCATCAGTTTCAACCTGATCAAAGGTGACTGCGAGATTGATAATGCATTGTCTACATCTCTATAATTTGGATATAAGAATTGAACCAGCTTCTGCACTCTTGTGAGATTCTCGTATCCTTCGCTCAAAGTAGCTGCTGGTACTAAAAATGCTAACGTTATACTTCTCGTAGTTTGTTTGAACATCCTGATGGGATCTGCACGACCAAAAACTGGCTCTTCCGACCAATCACTGTTGTATGTCTCGTTAAACGCGCTGATGAATGCTTTAAAATATACTTTGGTACCACTTGGCACGTGCTCAAAATCAATTGTTAGACCGTCATTAGCAAGCGCGTCAGATCCGTCGACATAAAAAAGATTTCCAGCATCCTTTTCTACCTCTTGGATGGGTTCTCCTGCTTTTTTGAGAAGTCCTCCATACTTTTGAGTATCGAAAAAGTCAGCTTTGGCTTTAGGTTCAAAAGACATTCATTATCTCCTCGGGGAAGTTCCATAAGCCTCTGCTTGCGCAGAAAGACCGTCTTGTTCCTCGTATATACTAATTACCTTATTCTCAAAAAGATCAGTATCGAACTTAATTAATACTTCTCCGATCTTTCCTCTGTTTCCAGTGTTTGTTCGAGACATGTTATTTGTTGTACTTGCTGCGGCAGCACCGGGCGAGGCATTGGCTCTTGAAACGGTGGCAGCAGTAATCGCCGTTTGTTTCATAATTGTGTCGAATACCATCGCCTTCTTAACTGGGATATCATCCATTGCTTTGGCGACAGCTTTGATGGTGTCTGCCAACTCTTTCATCTGACTTGTTGTTACGGAAGCCAATGATTCTGTGAAAGTTGCGATTGCTTCGAGATCATCTGTCGAGATACTCCAAAGTGCAAGTGATAATAGCCCCATCCCAACTGCCATCGCGCCCAATCCTACGCCGGCTGCAATCAATCCAGCGGATCCAAATGCTGCTGCTGCCAGAAATCCCCCCAGACTGATGAGTTTTTCAAATGAGATTGCGTCAAATAATTTTGCCATCCCTTCTGCCATTAGACCAATACCCGCTGCAGCAAGACCGATGCCGCCACCTATCAACACAATAGCAGCACCAAGCGCCAACAAAGGGGGTGATGCTGCGCCGGCAGGAACAGTAACTGCCGCCAACCCCAGCGCAAGACCTTTAAAGCTTAGTCCCAGTGCGGCAATCGGCACTCCCATCGCTATTATTTGACCAATAGACATATCCTGCATCGCTTCCGCCATGAAAGCAACGCCTTTGCCTGCTGCCATGAACCCAACACCAAGACCGAGCAAAGCAACACCAATTGCGGCGATGGTTGCGGCGGTTGCCATTCCGCCGGCGGCGGCTCCAGCGGCTGGCGAGGGTGTTATATTAGACTTCTTTTTAACTGTATCGAGTCTATCGTAAGCGTTTGTTTGACGATGAATTGCGGCGGTAGTTGTTTTAATTAGTGCCAATTCTTTGGTTCTCGATACTCCAAATAACGTTTCTTTGGCTGCCATGAAACCCTTTTTGATGGCGACGGCTGCCAATATCGCCTGATAGGCAACATAGGCGCCTGTAAGCACCATAATAACTTTGGCATTATCTGCCAGCAGCCTTGCCACCCACGCCAGAGCATTCGCTATATTTTCAACAGCCGGCGCAGACTCCAAGAAAATAGTCTTTAATGTTTCTTGAATCGTCATTAAATCTTTTGCTCTCTTGGCTTGCTCTTCGTATTGTTTAGCGGTTTTTTGACCGGATCCAGCCAAGTTATCCATATTTCCAGAAAGCATGAGTGCAAGATCACCAACATCTGATAAACCAAGCGAATTTGTGTAAAATTGTTTTTGATAATAGGACATATCATCGAAGGTTAGTCCCGTATCGAGTATTGCATCGCGGATCATTCCAAAACGCTCAGCAGGATCTGTAGCCATCATGAGATCCATGGCATTTACAAAGTTTCCGCCCAACGCGGCGTTCAATTGACCTGCTTGTTCTGCTGCGCCTTCAAATGTATCAAACTTGTTTGTGATCGCCAGTACTTTCTCCATCTCCATGCCAGTAATCTTTTGAACTCTCGCCAATTCTTTAAAGGCTTTGCCACCTTGGTGACCAAATTTGGCTATCTGTGGACCCATTTGAGCAAACTGTGCTGAGAGTTGGGCTGGTGCCACCCCTATAGCTTTTGCTGTTTCTGATAGTTCACCTTGAAACTCTCGGGCACGACCAACGCTCATTCCGAGCATCTTTGTGGAAGATTGTATTCCTTTCGAAAAGTCGGCTGTTGCAACACCGTAAGATTCTTGCATTACAGTAGCTGTTTTGATTAATTCTTCTCTCTGTTGAGGCAGCAACATAGTGAAGTCGGTGAAGTTATCAATTAAATCACCAGTTCCTTTGGTAAGCTCCTCCATGGAGACGCCTAATTGTGCTTGTTCTCCATAAATTAAACCTAATTGCTCCTCATACTTCTGACCCATCGCGTATTGGGTCTCAAAGGCTTTTGAAGCCTCGTCAAAAGACGTTATCATACCAACCATGCCGTCGATAAATTTACCTGTCAGCATGCCACCAAGCTTCTGGAAGCCAACGTTTAATTCGCCCAAGATCAGTGTTGAATCTTGAAACGCGAGTCCAAGCTTCATGCCGGCTTTCGAAGCAGCCTGAACAAGAGAGGTTTGTTGCCTCATATTCTTGTTCATTTCCTCTTGGACACCTAATATCTCATCTTGTACTTCGAGTCTTTCTTCTAAAGCTGCGACTGCCGCTAAATCCTCAGCAGTAATTGTTTCTTTTGTCTTTAATTCTGCTTGAAGTAGTTGAAGCTCGTTTTCCATAAGATCGCGAGCGACTTGTCTTTTAAGTAAGTTTGCGTCTAATGTGTTGCCGATACCAGAAAGTTTTTCCTGATAAGCCAGCAACTCAGCATTAGTTTTCATGAGATACTGCTGGTCTTCTCTGCGTCTTGCTATGACACTATCTAAATGAGCAAGCTCTTCGTCATTAAATGCGTTCGCTTCCTTTTTTAACCTAATTTGTTCAAGAGTCAGGTTATTAAGTTCTGCTAATTGTTCTGGGGTCAGTGACAATTTAAATCCCTCGCATTGATGCTACAATAATTAGTTATTAACCAAAAAAGACAAGGTTCTTAAGAACCCTGTCTTTTTACTCGGTCTGCCAATTCGTTTGGCATCTTAGGTTGATTAAATGAAGTTAGCTCTTGGGCGCCGTTTCCTCTACCCTTTGATGCATTCTCATATGCTTCATTTTCTGCTTTAATTTGTCTCAATAATCTCTTAACAAACCAATTTCTTAGTCCAAGAGGTAGATTGTATGCCTCGGAGAGTGACCAGCCTCCTGAATATTTCAGGAAGAAAAACTGCTCATATACGTTCTCCATGTACTCACCGGTCAGGCCAAAAAAAGTCCGCGGTGAGCGGCACCTCCATTTGTTGTTCGTGATCACACTCGCCGCAAGAGAAGTGTTGTGTTAAATCAACGTTTGGTGCTGCTTGCTTATAGCACAGTCTTAGATGACGAGCGTCCAGCGAGGGAATGTTTTCAATCAAGTAATTCAACGCCTGTGGTGTCTCATCGCCATTGACTGCAACCACCATGCTTCTAATTTGGCTTGTTACTGCTTGTTCTGGCTTTTTGCGCTTTCTAGCGTTCTCAGCTTGAGCGAGCATGCTCTTTTCATCGGTTCCGTCTAAAAGCCTGAATGCAACTTCAACCTTGGTTCTGGGCAGCGTGGTAGTAAACGTACCATCATCGTTAGCGGTGAGCGCTAATGAATTATCGCTTTCTCCAACGTGGATATTGGCGTTATTTAAATCAAAAGAATACTCCTGACTTGCTCCGCAGTTTGGACAGTTAACGGTAGTGTTATAATCGTTACCATATCCAGACACTCTCGCGGCGATTAGGATAGCGTTCCTATCTCCCACCAAAAGACTATCTGAATTTACTCTTCTGTCCAAAATCAAACTCTGAATCACTCTATCGATAGCGACACCGTTCTTGAGAAGAGTTCTCGAAGTAAGGATATCTTCCTCTTTAGCAGTCATTTGCTTGATTTCAATTGTGTTTTGTCCATGAAGGGGGTGGTTTTCTGAATAAAACCTTCCACCCGATGGAAGTTCTACAAATTCGGTCGGAACTACGAAAGCGAATCCCGGATTTTCTTGTAGAGCTTGTTCTGGGGGTGAGCTAGCTTGCGGGGTGCTCGAACCCATACGATCTCTATTGCGTGACAATGTACACCTCTATGTTTTTATGTTATGCGTTGAAGAATGATTGTTGGGAACCAGCGGTAGCTGCAGATTTGCCTTCTGTCTCTAATCTAGCCCAATCGTACTTGATAGTAACTGAAAGCTCAGTCAAATCATCATTTCCATACTCAAGGTTATCACCATATTTCACTTCTGTTAAGAAAGAATTCCACAATGTCCATGTCTCTAGCGGATTTCCATCGGAATCAAGCTGAGTAATGATAACTGTGCCAAGCGCAGATGCTGATTTAGCTTTAGAGATCGATGAGCGATCTTCTGCATTGGTAGGTGGTTTATATCCGGAGCCCTCAATGATTGATGACAGAGTTGCAGACATGTCTGGATCAACTGGGTCGACCATTGTGACTGTAATGTCATTCCAAGTCACATTTCCTGGGTAGTAGAAAGTGTGATTCAGGTATTTGTGCTCTGCTGCGTTAATAGCAAAGGAAGGCTTTGTAGCTGTCTTAGCATACCAAAGTTTCGCGCCGCCTTGAGCAGCTTGAATTCCTTGAAATTCGACAGTAAATCTAAAATTTCTTTTTGGATCGTTTAAGCCCGCGTTCTCTCCAAAATTTTCTGACCAGAATGGCATATGTTAGGTACTCCTGTAAGTTCTAATTTAATTAGTGGGTAAGGGGGAAAATCCCCCTCATTTATTCGATTAGTCGTCGAATGATGCGCCCGTGTTGGCAATCACGAAGTCAATCGCGATGTACTCAATAGCACGTGCTGGCTTGACCATAATCTTCGCATACATGATGTTCTGATCAATGAGGTCAGGCGTTGTTGTAGTCTCGTCGAGAATCAATCGATAGTCGGTGATACCGAACTGAACCTTGACGTTTGCAAGGAATGGTTCGACAAGTGACTTGAAGCGATTCCAAGTTGACTGCACGTTCTGCTCGAAGAGCACCTCTGTGGAAAGGATGGAGATCTGCTTCTTCAAGTAGATGACCAATCTTCTCACATTGATTCTGTCGAGCGCTGATTGGCGCTCTTGGAGAGTCTTCTGACCGAAGACCACAATTCCACTAGATGGGAATGAAGCAATCGGGTTGATGTTAGCATCATACAGAGTATCTCTCTCCTTAGATGTAAGTCTCTCGGTTACATTTGTAACTGGGATTCCTGCCGCACCATCGGAAAGTCCGCCGCGGTTGAAACCAGCGGGAGCGTACCAGAGATGAGAAGCTGCTTGAGAGCTAGCTAGAACACCCATCATTGCAACAGATGGTGGAACCCAAATGGAGCGACCACTGTTAGCATCGCGAGTCTGGACCCATGGATAGAAGGTGGCACCATAAGAGGAGTCGATTCTTCTATTTCTAAGAGCAGTGACTGAAGCGTTAACTCCAACACCAAGTCTATCAGCCTTATTAGATTTATAGACCTCATGA